AGGGTGCCGCAACCGCCCAACAGTACAACCGGTAAAAACAGGATTCCGTATTTCATTTTCTCAGTGCCTCCATTCGAGCTTCAAGAGCGCGAAGCTGGTATAGCATCTCCAGGCCTTCTTCCTTCATCTTGTCCAGCCTTTTTCGGGTTTCTTGATCCCGGCGCTCCAGGGCTTGGATTCTACGAGCATGTGCTTCTCCGTCGCGACGGGTGAAGCGTTCGCCCGGCCGCTGAAACTCAACAAGATCGCGCTTGACATAAGAAAGCTCAGACTCAATGCCAGTAAGCCGTCCAGTGTCAGTCTGAGCCCCTTTGGGAGAAAACACCACAGTTCCGCCGCCAGCGCCCAATAATGTCGCCACCGCGATGACGACCGCTTGTGCGGAGAGCGTTGATTGTTTTTGTTCTGTCCCTGCCATTCGACACCCCTCATTTCCTCACCCCATCATTCGCAAGGAGTCTGCCATTACCCGCAATGGTTTCCCGCTCCATTTCAACTTCTGATCTTCTTTGAGGATGTCCGCCCTGAGCAGGTTATAGCGCGACAGCCATTTCTGGGCTCTGTTGTCATCAAGGATGTAATCGAACCCTTCTGCCAGGGCACGAGCGAATAGGAGATCCGGTGCATTCACCAGGATCTCATTACTGGTGTTGGAATCGCTCAATGCCGTGGGCTTGGCATAGTAGCTGATCTCGATGGTGGTGGTGTTATCACCGGATGGGGCCGGCCTCAACTCGATCTGCCCATCATGGACGCAGAAGAACTCGGGAACCCCTGCCGTGGTGCTGGGGTTCATCTTGTCAATCATATCGGGGGAGACTTCGGTGAGGGGGAGGCGGTAGTTCTGGTAATCCCATTGGAGATTACGCATCCCGTTGTAATCGGTCGGCAAGACGATGAAGGCGTTGTCTGGTGTGGCGTAGGCGCGTTTCTCGATCCAGCTTGCTCGCAACCACCGAGTGATGTCCGATTCAGCCAACGTGATCCAATCTACAACTTCGGTAGTCAGATCACTCCGGTCCATCCGGGCAAGAATCGCCGCCTGCAGTTCCGCGTAGGTCGTGAACGCCATCTACCTTCTCCAGTACAAACCAGAAATTGTCTCCGTCGTCCTGTTCGTAGAGTAGACGGAAATTCCCGTGATACCAAGCTCTGTAGTCAGTCATGGCACCACTGCCGACTTGCTCATCATACGCCGACTGGTCGAGAAATGTCAGCGTCTCGATGCTGATCGCCCGGGTATGCCCGGGGTCACCCCACAGCCATGGCGACTTGAGGGACGGCACTGAGGCGATAAACAGACCACCCGGTTTCAGCAGACGGTGGTATTCATTCCACTCCCGGAAGAACCCCTGCCAATCCCCCTGGCGACCCAGATGCTCCAATACCTCGTAGGCATGGATTTCATCGAAAGACGCATCGTCCAAAGGGAGCGGTAGCGCATTCAGGTTCCACAGTAGATCCGGGTCACATCGCGGGTCAACGTCAACGCGAAACGGGTCGTTGTATTCACTCGGCGTCCCGGTCGGTCGTAGTTTCTTTTTCGGATCGTTTCCCGCCCCGAGAACCAGTTCCCTTCGGTTGTTGCTTGCTGGCATAGATGGTGTCCCTGATCCGTCCTTTCGTGGTGCTGACATCGGCCGCCTCATAGCCGAATTCCTGGAGAAATGCGGTCGGCGTGACACCATAACCTTCCTCCAAGATGATCATCGGCATGCACCGCTCGATGGTCTTGCGACCCCCTTCCAGAACTCGACCCTCGAATCCCTGGACATCAAGTTGGATCAGATCCACATCTTTGAGCCCCAGTTCGTCCAGGGTAATCTGCGGGATGTCACCCGGGCCGCTGACTTCCCATGCACCACAGTTCGGCAGCCAGCCATGAAGGGCAACCGGGTCATTGCAGTCACCGAGAACCCCGTTGTGCGCCTCCACATTGCTCTGCATGCGGGTATTCTCGGTCAGGCAGTGGAAGTTCAGCGCATCCGGCTCAAACGTCACCACCTTGTCGAAATGCTTCGCGAACTCCAAGGGGTACATGCCGGCATTCCCGCCCGCCTGTACCACTGTGCGGCGTTTCTCGCACATCTCCACCGCTCGGCGCATGAAGAAGATGTCCTTCTGGATGGCGTCAAAGCATATTTCGTCGGAGGCTGGCCACAGTAGGCCGCCCTTTACGGTTGTGTCCATGAGTTACTCCGTGACGGCGAGTGTTCGTTGATGGGATCGACCGGCAGCGTTGATCTGCTGCTTCAGGGTTTGCGTACTCCAAGTCTTACCCGGGATGCCTATCAGTGCGGCCTGAGCCACAACACCGGGGCGCTCCACATCCGTATGCTCGGCCTTCTTGGATGTCTCTTTCCCGCGGTACATCCGGGACTTCTTTTTGTAACCGGTGACGGTCTTGGAGATGGGATGAACCTCAATCGATGCCGGATCGACCTCATAGCCTTCGGCATCGAAAAACCCGACCGGACCATCAACGAGATCAACGCTGTAGCCTTGTCGCTGGCTCAGATTCGAAAGCTGTTTGTGGTTCTCGAAGGTCATCTCGACCACATGGTAAAACCCGCCATTCGGGATGAAGAACCCGCAAGTGTTGTTCCTGCGATCCATCCCCATTTTGTAGACTTTGTATGGCATCAAGTGCCCCCTTTCCGTTTTTTGGCCGCCGTTCGCCACAAGTAGTTGTTCAGATCGTCAAACCACTTGCGGAGCGCCTTATCGTCTTGAAAAATGCCTTGCTTCATCAGCTCGTGTGTCTGCAAGGCACTCAGTTCACCCAGCTTGTACATGCTTTCCTGGGTACCCTCCCCCATCCCCTGGCGTCCCATTTTCTGAGCACGCTTGTTGGATTCGATTATCGACGTCACATCTTCCTTGGACTGCATGTGGACCGTCACCAGTCCCTTTCCTGCATCCTCGAGGACGATTTCCTGATGACAGCCATCGCTATCGGGAAGGGTGAATTTCATCCCATGATCCTCGGCTTCATTTCGTCAGCACCCAGTTCATCCCATGTCGCTTCGCAAAGCGCGTTGTCGTACTCGAACGTGCCGCTGTGGGAGACCTTCTGACTTGCGCCATGATCGATGTAGAGCTGGAAATCGGTGTGATGGGTCACCTTCTGCATGAAGAACACATCTTCGCCCATCATCTCCGGTTTATCGACACCGGGTTTCTTCATCCATACGGTGTCAAACCAGGGCTGCGGGGTTTGTTCCAGCACCTCTCGGGTCATCAGAACCGCGCCGAATCCCGCGCTGGATGCCTCCACCAATCCCCGGGAATCCCGGTTGGTGGCGATCAGTTTGCCATCCATGTCCTTGGAATTCGGCATGGAAGGTATCTTGCGCTTGACGTAGTTACACGCCACCAGTGGCTTTTGGTGCTTGAACAGCAAGTGGACAAGGTTCGGCGGAAACTTCATGTCGCTGTCAAGCCACAGAATGTGGGTAGCGCCACTCGCCAGTGCGCGCTCCGCCAATTCTTCCCGCTGGTACGCGATCAACGAGCCGCGCTCATTGATCAGGTTGTGCTTGAAATCATCGCTGAGGGGGTGATACCCCAATAGTTGTTGCATCGCCATAACAGACAACGCGAAGTCGGCCAGCCAGTAGTCCCCACTCGGGATACATACGGCCAGGAAAACGGGCTCCCCCGAAGGGGAGCCCACCTTGCTGCTGGTATCAGCTACCGGCATGGGTCAGGATGCCGCTGGAGTTCTCAGCACGGCATTCCAAGGTGGCCTCACACTGGAGCATCTTCTTCTGGGTGTCACCGGTCTTGGACAGGGTGACGACCTCCATGGGTCGCAGTTCTGCCAGCTTGTAGTGATCCATCTGAAGGCACTTCAGGGTCAGGGTGGCGTCGAAGCGGTCGGGAACGATCCGCTGGACACCGAAATCACCATCCCAGATATCGACCGAGGTGACGAACTTCTTCTTCTCAGCATCGTGGTCGAAGCTGTAGGAAGTCGAAGTCGAGCCGGCCAGGGCCGAAACCAGACGCTTGGAGGTGCCGTTACCGAAGATCAGATCCGGATCACCGCCTTCATCCCAGCAGTCTTCCAGGATGGCGTTGACATCGGCCGCGGTCAGCGCCGTGGTGATGGTGGTGGTGTTGGTGGTCACGAAACCGGTCACGCCATTGGTCTGACGGGCAACGGTAGTGGAGCCGGCGACCGCTTGGGTGTTCTGCAGCAGCGCGGTCTCGATGTCACGCTTGATTTCCTTGCCGTGCAGAATGACCCGATAGGCCAGTTCCTTGCCCATTCCGGCTTTGTTCACGGCGTCCTGGGTGCCCGACACAGCAACCGCTTTCTGGTTAATCTGACAGGTGTTGGTCACACGAGTCAGGGTGGTCGGGGTGATCAGGCTTGCCTCGTTACCTTCCACCACCACGTTGGTGGCGTCAGCGGCGGCCAGGGAGTGGGTCAGCCATTCGTGGGTGACCGCGGTCGCCTTGGTGCGACCGATGCCACTGTAGAACGGGGTTTCGGTGGGGGAGATGTTGGTGATGAAATCACTCAGATCCTCCCGGTTGTGCAGGCCGACACCATCGGTGTCGCCGGAAAGGGTGTACGATTCACCCGCGCCAGTTAGGTATGCCATTGTTCAATCCTCACAGAGAGAGTTTTGCTTGCAACGCCTCAGCCCAGGCGTCATCCGTTTGGAGTTGTTTGGCCTTGGCAAAAGTCTTCTTTTGCTTGCTGACAGAAGCATCCTGTTTGCTTTTACGCACTCCAGGTGGGACGAACTTCGGTTTGGTTTTCAGCTTCTTGGCTTTCGGATTGGCCTTGCCCTGCATCTGGTCGAACATCATCGCCTTTCGAGCGATTACATAGACCCGATGATCGACAACGCTGTTGACTTCCTCATCGGTCGCCCCAAGCGTCTTCATGTAGGACTTGACATCAGCAATACCCTTCTCTCGCTTCGTATCGTCCGACCATTCCGGCACTGCATCCACCAGCATCTCATGCTGGCTTTTCGCAACGCCCTTCAGATACTCTTGCATTTCCGATTGCTGCTTCTCGGCTACCGCGGCGCGCTGCTCTCGGATCTTCGTCTTGAAAGACTCGATCCGGGCAAAACGCTGCTGCAACTGTTCCCGCGTCATCAGAAACTCAGTCGGGTCATTTTGCTGCAATTCCTGCCAGTCAACCGACTGGTAGTCAGCCAAAACCTCCTGCTCCATCGCAGAAACCAAGTCGTCCGCCTCTTGTGCTTTCTGCTGCAAGGCTTGCAACTGCTCAGCACGGTTGGCCTCGAACTCCTTCCGCTCTCCAGCCAAGGCCTGAGAGCGTTTCGTCAACGTGCCGTCCAGTTGATGGGTTTTCAGCAGTTCCGCAAGGGTAGCCTCGCCTTCCTCGCCGTCCATCTTGGTCTGGACTTTGATGCCACCCGTCAAGGTGTCCAAGTCCGTCTCAAGAGCTTCGGCCAGTTCATCAAGCGATCCCGGCATCCAGCGTTCATCTGCAGCGGGCTCGTCGCCCTCACCTGCATCTTCCTCGTCACGTTCGGCCTCGTCCGTGGCCTCAGCTTCGGTCTCCTGAAGGGTGTCATCGCCATCGGCGGTAGACAATTCCTCATCCTCTGCTGCTGTGGCCTGCTCGTCCTTTGGTGGCTGACCCTCGTCAGCGCCGCCGAGAAACGCAGCAAGCTCATCAATCATATCCATGCCGTCTGATTCGACCACGCCTTGGGCGGTAGTGGCTTCATTCATCGTTATCATCCCGTTCGTGTTCTTGCATCGCAATGTAGCCATCGTCCATTCGGATCCGCAATTCCCGCCTTACTGCGGAGATCGCGTCGATTTGACGCTTGGCCTCGTAAATCTCGCCCCGTTGGTTGGGCTTTGCTGAAACAATAGCCCCTAACCACTGTTCAATCAAACCGTCGAAGATTTCGTTCAACAGTTCGTCTTTCAACCGGTCCTCGGCTTCCCGGCCGCGCTGGACCCGCTGAGTAATAGTCAGTTCGCTCATTGGTTATCTCCCGCGCTGGCCACCGCCTCGGTTTCAGACCTTGCCGCATCGACGGCGCGATCCAGAGCGTTATCAACCGCATCCTGTTCCGCTTTGCCGATATCGAGTCGCAATCCGGCCTCCTTGATCGCCACTTCCCGTTCCTTGATCGCCAGTTCGCGCAAGCTGATCTCGTAATCCTGCTGCTGCTTTTGCGCCTTGAGCTGGGCTTCCTGCTGAGCGGCCTGGGCCTGCGCCATGACCATCTTTTCCTCGGGACTCGGCTCAGGCGGTGTCGGTTCAACCGTGGACGGATCGGTGAAGAACATCTCCGGGCTCTTGAGGCCTGAGTTCTCCACGATCTTGGTCAGGGTGTTGTAGATGTTCTGACCGCTGGCCAATGGTGTGCCGGCCATCAAGGCCTCTTTTTGGATGCCCAAGATGGTCATCAGGCTCCCCAGTAGTTTGTCGGAGTTGTCGGTACCCAGACCCACCACCACGGTCATGTTCGTCCGTTCACGCCACTCTGACGGGTTCACAGGGGTCCAGGTGCCACGCAGTTGGATGACCTTCTGCTTGTCTTGGTTCTGCAGCAACAGGCGATGGATGCCGAGCATCAGACGTTTGACGCCTTCGCCGTACAGACGGGCGATCAGTTCAAGCCGCTGAGCCGACGCATCCATGATCCGATTGATGCCGGAAGCAGTCTTGTTCAGGGAGTCGGCGTCGATGCCCTGGTTGTATCGGGTCATGCCCGTCCTGTTCTCCTTGATGGAGTCCAGGTATTCGAGCATGCCGAAAGCGTGCCCGTTGAATGGGGTCACCGGCACCGGTGTCACCATACCGGGTTGCGACATACCAATCGGGGATCCCGGGGTGGAGTCCAACAGTTGCGCGATATCGACCTCGCCCTGAACGTATCCCATCCTGACGTTGTTGATCAGGTACAGGTTGTCCATGATGTTCCGTGTCAGCATGGACTTGTTCAACTGGATGTCCATAGCCTGATCCGCGGCGGAACGGCCGAAGAACCGGTGGGTCATGGGGATCGGGGTGATAGCCTCGAAGGGAACGTAATCGACCTCGTCGTTCTCGATCACATGGTAGTCATTCACCAGCAGGATCCGACGCAGTTCGGCGTACCCGTCCCCGTCATAGTCCACCCGCTTGTAGCACTCGGTCAGTTTGACCGGTCGGGTGGAGGGATCCACGCTGTTGTCGTCATCGGATTGGGAAGACCGGCTGCTGGAGATGTCGCGGTACCGTTCGTCTTCCTCGATGCTATCGTATTCGTCGTCCGTGTAGCCGGCGTAGGTCTCCAGGCCGGAGATGTCATAACCCCGGGCCTTCAGATCGGACAGGGTGGTTTCGGTCTCATGGGCGCAGAACGGAACCTGCTGGAGGGAGAGGTCCGGCCATGTGATGTTGATCAGGAATTCTTCGGGCGGCACGTTGACGATCCGCACCTGTCCGTTCATCCGGGTGGTTTTAACCTTGACATCGTAAACCTCGGTCTCCACCTCCATGCCGGTCATCGGGTCCGGAGCCGTTGCGAATGTCCGGGTCTGTTCGACTACTTCCGCACCATCCTCGGCCAAGATCGTCATCAACTCCTGTTCGGTCAGTCCTGTGTAGGACTCGGTGACGATTTCCTCCTTTTCCTCCCAGTAATACTTGACGATGCCGTTCTTGCTCAGCAGGCCGTCTTTGAACCATGTGTAGAGGATGTCGAACCCGGGGTTCTCCTTGTAGAACACATGGTTCACATAGTCCGTTTCCTGCTTTGCCGCTTCCTCGTCTTCGACACCCACCGGGTCGAAGAACACCGCTCGTTCACTGGCCACGAATGGCTTGAGGACTTGAGGGAGCATGCCTTCGATGGTGTCCGCCACCTCAGTCGTGACGATCTTCGACCGACCCTTTTGCTCGTTACCGTAAGGCTCCCCAAGGTAATACTTGAGCGCCTTCGCCCTGGCAAAGTTGAGTTCGTCATAGGACTTACCCGTTGACGAATCGATGTCACGGCGCAGCGCGGCAACCAGTTCGGAGTCATTCATACAAACATATCCATGTTGCGTTGCGGGATATATCCCGAGGATCTGCGGTCATTGACGGCGAAGGTTAGCATAAACGAATCCGACAGGTCGGGCGACCGCCCGGATTTCTTCTTGATATCCTGCTTGCCGGCTACCTTGATCTTCCCGTTTGATGTGTGGTCATACCACGGCAGCGTCAGTTCACCGATCAGGTCGTCACAGTCGTCTGGCATCGAACAGTCCCGGGCCTCGAACCAGTCGCGCATGCGAAAATACAGGTCATCACGCAGCCGCATGAACCGGTCACCGATCCCGGGTGCCTCGCTCACGTTCACCCCTTTCACGGGCAGCCCGTTCTCCTTGAGCCGGTCCACCACCCCCGCCCCCAGGCCGATGCTGTCCACCACGATGATGTCCGGTCGCTCGCTGGGCGGCAAGGCGTTATACATCGCGGTCACCTTCCCCGCGGTCTGCATCAGATCCTTGCCGCGCCACCACAGCGGTTTCTCAAGCAGCGTGTTACCCTGCCGCTTGCTCAGGCTCGTTCGATCCAGGCCGAACCGGGCAACGTCCAGCCCCCAGATGATCTTCGAACTGGCCGCCCGTTCCACATCCCGGGTCACCGCTTCCTCGACCAGTCCCAGCGAGATGACATTGTTTTCACCGCTCTTGGGGAACTCTCCCTTGACCTCCACCCGGGTAACATCGTCGTCTTCGCCATACTTGTCCGCAATCCGTTGGTACACCTGGGGGTCCACGCCTTCAACCGTCCGCGAGTCAATCGTCTTCGTGTCCCAGAACCCCCGATCCTTGTGGAAGCAATCATAGAATCTCCCGGTCGTCTGCCGCGGGTTGGATATGGCGATCCACAGCCGCAGCGGTGCCAAGTCCGTAAAGAAGCCCTCGCTCACGTTCCAGATCGGATCATCGATACCCGAGGCCTCATCAAACGTCAACATCATGGCAATCTGGCTGTGTGCGCCGGCGAACGCATCCGGGTTCTCCGCGCTCCACGACTGACCTTCAACGTAGTAATACTGGGTGTCGATCTTGAGCTGTTCTTCCACCATGGTCTTGAACCAGTTCGCCGGGCGCAGGCTCATGGACGACTTCTCGAACCAATGCCGGTTCAGCATCAGCGTGTGCCACTTACCCAGTTCCGCCATGGTCCTCGAGCGCAACTGGGTCTCCGTGTTCGCCGTCACTATCCCGGTACCCCCGATCCAGCAGGACGCCATCCACAGGTTCAGCATGCTCAGCAGCGCCGATTTACCCGGGCCGCGGCCGGAGCTTCGCGCCAGATACAGCGGCCGGGGCGGCAACCCCATCCGCTGCAGTTCAAGATCCTGCTGCAGATGCTCCCCGATCTGCTGCAAGTCCTCCCGCTGCCATGTGCGCGGCCCCTCGAACCGGGCCAGCGGGGTGTTCGCCACACCCCATGGGAACACGTAGTTCACAAACCCTTCCGGGTCGTACTTGTACGTCAGGATGTTCGTCAGAAGCTCCTGCTCCTGGGCCGATGGCTCAGTCTTGATGCTCAATCACCACCCCCATCCGGTCGTTGTGCAGCATCGCCGCCCGTTCTTCTGCCGCCCGCATGGCATCGGTGATATCCACGGTATGGTTCACATCGATCTGCTTCGATTCCCCATACCGCTTCCTGTTCCACACCCCCAGCAACCATTTCCGGGTGTTGATCCGCAGGGTGGACCGCTGGACATCCTCCATCCCCTCACCGTCGGCAATGTCCAGCATCTCATCTTCAATCTTCTCAGCACCGGCTTCCCGGGCCTCGTAGTACCGGGCCTTACGCTGCGGATCGGCAAATATCCACCGCCGAAACCGCTCTATGTCGGGCATGTGGGCATCCCGGCAGATGGATGTCAGAGTCTCGCCGGCCGTACACCGCTCCAGGGCATGCTCCCACACCCACTCCGTGTAAAACTCGCCACCGTCCTTCTTGGGCGGCTGTAGCCAGTGGGGGACACCGGTCGTCTGGATCAGCTCGCTACCCATTTTCTCTCGAGCCCCGGAACGACCCCCGCACGGAACGCATCGAACTCCACATGAATGTGTGTCTTGTGAAGGACCACATCGTAGTTGGACGATATTTTGTGGAGGGTGTCTCGCAACTTCTCATGCGCCGCGGCACCCTTGTCTTCGAAATACCGGGTCCGCAAGTCCACGGCATACCCGTAGTAGTGAAGGCTGCCCCATGAGTGCTTGCCATCACGCGCACTTGTGACCACGCATTCCTGCCCCAGATGTCGCCAGATGCGGCTGGCAATAAACAACACCGGCTGCATCTGCGGCTCCAGGCCATGGATGTTCACAGATTCGCTTTTCGTCTCAATCATGCTCCCGAGTTTAACGCATTTGCCGTGGTTTCAAAGGGGTCCATGATTCAGGGCTGCAGAAAATTTTTATTTTTCGGGGGAGAGCGGGTTTCATTTTTTCGAAGGAATATTTTTCAAAAGGCGCATGGGGTACCGGGGTGGGTCGGTAGATACATATACACTAGACCGGTACCTGCCGCTGCCCCTCCCCCGGGGGACCACCCCACCCCTTCCAAACACTGGCACAGCTCTTGCATGCCACCACTACTGCGCATAATACCCATTATGTTAAATGATGAGAATGGGTCTAAGTCATTGATATGCCTACAGTTTCCCGGATACCGTGTGTCCCAGTGGGTAGGCAAATCAGGCCATAATCAGGGGCAGACGCTCCCGATCTGCCGGGAATCCAGGTGTCTATGCCAGTTCAGGGCGGCGCCAGCCTTGCTCTGTTACCAATGCTACCGGGAAATGGGGTAATCGGACTGTTACCAAGGGGTACTCACGTGGATCGCGTGAATTCAGACCTATTTTCCGGAATTCGGCCCGATTTCCAAAATCACCCTTGTTAGTCCGATTCCCAGTCACCACTGGTAGCACTCAGCCTCCTTTGCCTCCCGTTGTCATGGGCTTCCGTGGTCACACTGGCCGCATTAGCTCCCGATCGATGGGAAGCCGCCACAGCATCCCAGAATCCGGGCACACTGGTAACATTCTATTGAACAGCAAATAACCCATTGGCCTAAACTTGACCCAGATCAAAATAAACCCTTGAATAACCCACTGGGATGGACTAAGCTAACGCCCGTAGGGCAAAAACGAAACAACATAAGGAGCTAATCATGGATACGGTACAGATCAACAGCAGTGAGATTTCCCTGGACGACTATGGCACGGGTCAGGTCAATGTGCTGTTATCCGCCACCATGCAAGAACTGCACGATATGGGGATCAAGGGTTGTCCGATGGGCCGTGGCGCGACTATGGAGGCAGCCGTTGCCGATTTGATTCGGCGTATAGAGCAAGAATCCGCCGTTACCGTGAAGTTTGTTTGATACGCAAAGGAACCGAGACAATGAGCGCACAAGTCCACAGATTCCGCGATACGGTTGCCGCGTGGCTGGGAACCGGGGCAACCGTTTACATGACACCCGACCGGGCCCGGGCGCTGGGTGAAGCACTGGTGCAGTTTGCCGATGATGTCGAAGCGGTGAAGTTCCAGGATTCCCAGCTACCGACGTTCAACCTTTCATTCGATGATGAGGATTGACACATGCACCTTCTAAACCCTGAATTCCTTATCCCTTTTTCCCTGGCTTGCTACTTCCTGAGCCGTGGCGCGGTCATGCTGTGGCGGGATCTGGTGGACTGGTCTGAGAAACATGGGAGGAGATGAGAACTGTATACCGTCACAGATCATTATTTAGTTGCCGCCTTGTGGGCAGACCTTACCGATGACGACAGACTGAGAAAGGAACCGAGACAATGAAAACTATTGAACAACTGAAAGCCGAACAAGAGAAGCAACTAGCCGAGCTAGAGTATAGACTGGCGATAGCTAAACAATGCCC